GATTCATAATTATACTCATTATTAAAACTAAATGTACTCGATTCAACTCCAACGATCAATTTTCTTCCATTCAATATGTTATTGACAAATGATATTTTGTTGTTTTCAATTACCTCATAATCAACATTATATTCATTTTTAGATGCAATCAAATTTAAATCTAGTCTTGGGACCAAATTATACCAAATTTCATTTGGAAAATCTTCATCAATTGTAAATTCAACTCTTGCAGAAGGAGAAACACCAATCTCACCAAATCTTGATATTTTAGAAATGCCATTTATGTCAATTGGAAAATAATTGCTTGAAAAACTTTGGTCAGTGTAAAATTCAAAATCAAATGCAGATACATTTCCAATACCAGAAGGTTGTGATAATGAAGAGTCTGATAAATCTATTACTACCTTTTGATTTTTTATTGCAATTATTTTTGGATTTATTTCGGATAAAGTTCCAAAAGAAGAAGTTTCAATATTGATAAAATCTTGATTTATGGAATTATAATAAGACGTTGCAAGTCTAATCCTATCATCGTCATAAACTATTGCATAATAAAATGCTTCATTTTCTAATCCACTTGCTGGTGAAGAAGATGTGTGTATTAATTTTTGTCCATTAGCATACTTATGATTTGTTATAGTTATTAAATTATTTTCAAGGTCAATAGAAGAAAAGTCTCTTGGATTTACTACCAATCTGCGATTATAATCGTCGTATTTTACAAATATGGTCGTAGTTAATCCTGACAATACTTTTAGTTCAATATTATCACCTCTTTGCAGAGAATGAGTTGAAGCAGTAGATACCGTTACTCTGTTTCTTATTACATTACCCTTTGAGAGGTTATCAAACGTAGTTTGGAAACTATGGTGGTCTCCAGTTCCAATACCAACAAAAAATAAAGTAGATGCAGTTTGTGATATTCCAACAAAAGATCCTGTTGTTCCTAAACCAACTTTTACTGTAGATATTCCAATTAAATCATTGGATATTTTAGCAACATATAAATCACTTGTTTCATCCAAATTAAAATTGTTTGAACCATCTGTAGATACTAAAATTGATTCTCCGTTGTTTGTTTTATATTTTATTTGATCACCTGTATTTAATCCATGATCTTTTAAAAATATTGATTTTTGTGGGATAATCAATGATGTTATTCCAACTCCGGGATTTGAAAATGTTAAGGTGTATTCAAGTCCAACATATGTTCCAATACCCAAAGCCTCATTTGGATCAAAATATAACTCACGATTTAGTTTATAATTTTGATTTTTTGCTCTATTTTCAAGAGTAATGAAAAATTTCCTTGGATTTTCTTGTAATGTAGTAATAAAGGCAGAATGTGCAGTTGATACTGTAGAATCTTGTTCTCTGAGTACTCTAATTCTACCGGAATCTTTATCTATATTAAGAACCTTTACCTTTTCCGAATTTATTGATAGGATATCATTTTCTCTAATTGATGGGTACTCTAGGAATCCAGAAACATAAAAATATGTTGTAAATCCTGTTACAGATGCATCATCGACATCCAAAACAAGGACAAAATTGTTAGACCTTGACTCAATATTAAATGATTTTTTTAAAAATGGGTCATAATTTGATAGTGAATCGAGAAATACTAAATCGCCATTAGAAAGTTCATGTGGAACTGTAGAAAATCCAACAATTTTATTTGTATCATCAGAAGGATAAAACTCTACGTCTTGTATCTTTATAGTACTTTGTGAAATTGCTGATACAGATTTTCCTTTTACATAATCGACCTTAGCTGATGCGGAAAATCCTCCAGAATTTTCATTATTAAAGATAACTCTATCACCAGATTTATAATTTTCTCCACCTGATATTATTTGTACCGAACTTATTGATCCTCTGTTAGTACTATCTACTTTAAAATTCTGTAATTCTGGATCTGATATCCTATCAAAAAATTCATAAATTGATGTTTTTGATGAAGTATTATATGGTTTTGTATTTCTTACTATACTATCTTTTGTAAAATCAAATGTACTTTGATTAACTCTATTAAAGTTAAAGTCTATTGGTTTTGACTTAAAGGAATTTCCTATTATATAAGGAAATCTTGGTTTTTTATTTCCAGCAAAAAATCCAGAAGTTTGATTAGGTTCTGTAGACTCTAAAGTCATAAAATATGCATAAGTTCCGTTTGGAAACTCTGGAGTTACGCAAAATCTTCCATTATGTTCATCTAAATCTCCTTGGTTATTAAATTTATAGTCCTCAACAAAGTAACCTGCAGGAAATGTATTTTTATTGGGTCTACTTGCTTGATTATCTATCGGATCAAGATAACCACTTTCTATCAACCTTACGGTTTTATTTGTCGTAGAATCATATCCATATGGACCATATATGGGATTTCCATCATATGCCCAACCAAGCAAGGGTGAATGGTATTTTTTAGATTCAAAATCATTTTGATAATCACTTCTATAAATTTCTTTCTCATCATCTACATCTCTACAAAATACTTTATTTCTTAAAGATCTAGGTGCATATAAATGTGTGTATTCTAATCCATATTCTTTATCATTTCCAACAAAAACTACACTATCATTTAGTGCTAGTTTGGAAGTTTGTAGCAATCTTTGAAATTTGTTTATTGTCCAAATTTGTGGATTAAAATTTAATTTGGCTCCACTACCTGCAGGTAAGACTTCAATACTTGTATTTTTTTGTTCATAACCAATTCCCCCACTTACAATTTTAACTTCAACTATTTGCCCATCTTGTATGATTGGAACTAGTGATGCGCCAATACCAAAACCTTTAATAACCAAATCAGGTGGAGAGTTATATTCACTACCTTTTTCTGAAATAATAATATCTGTTATTTTTCCATTAGATACAATAGGTTTTATAGATGCTCCATTTCCAGATTTTAAGTTATATTCTGGTTGCTTATTATAATTAATAATTTCTGATGAACCATATCCAACACCACCATCATAAATGAAAGATGATACTACTTTTCCTCTAAAAATTGGTTGAACTGCTGCATTGCCACTTACTTCCGATAAAGTGGATATTCCAATTTTTCCAGAAATTATAACAGATACTGGTTCATAATCAAATAGATGATAACCAGATCCACTTGATTTAAAATTGATATATTGCTTCGTTTCATAGAAAAAGTTGGGAGAAGTTGATCCAATACCAATACTAGATAATTTAAAAGAATCTTCATCAATTTTGGTTACGATATATCTTCCAGTACTCAATCCAGATATATTTTGATTTCCACCATAATAGTAAATTATATCTCCACTATTATATGGATTATCATATACTTCTATAGTATCTGTAGAAGTATTAATACCAGAAGAAGGTACTGATATTCTTTTACTCTTATATCCAGAACCTTGATTATTTACTATAATGGAACCTACTTTTTTCTTTATGGTTGTAGATTTAAATCTCTGATTTCCACTTCCATATGAAGTTATATTAATTGGATTGGTGTCCGTAATAGAATTAATGGAGGTTTCATAAAGTTTAATTCTATAACCATCAACTACTTTAATGTAATACTTTGCTTCTGTGGACAATCCACCAACTGCAGTATTTTCGCCGGGCAAATAGACAATAGACTCATTATCTCTAAACTTGTGATATGTCGAAAAACCTATTATATTTGTACCTGCCAATCCTACTAAATTAAATCTAGTATTGGAAGAAGATGGATTAAAATCAACAAAATGTTCATAATTTTCCATTTTAGCTATGGCAGTAGCTCCTTCTCCACCGCCACCGGTAATTGTAATTACTGGAGTTTCGATATAATCAAATCCACCATCAATAATATTGATTTTTTGTAAGGATCCTTCCACTCCACAGTATCCAAGAGCACTGGATAAACCAACTGATGCTGATAATATTTCTAATTGCGGTGGATTGATTATATCATAATTATTTCCGGGAGAAATTATATCGACAGTTTTTATTGGTCCATAGTAAATAAAATCATCAGATTTATAATTTAATATTTCTACACCATTAACGAGTATTCCTGTCGTACCAGATATAGTTTCATATTTTTTTCCATCATTTTCTGGAGATTTAAGTACTTTAACTAAATTTTGATTATCAATTTCTGAAGGTATGTTGTTTTTCTTTGCAAATTTTGCTAAACTTATAGTATTAGTGCTATTTGTTAAAGTAGTTGCTCCAACAGAAATAAACCTTTCAAATTTAATATCAGACTTACTTCTTGCTAATTTTATTTGCGTATTGCTGGTCTTTTTTGCAAAATAAATTCCAGATGGAATATCAAGTCTATTATTTTGAGAAGATTCATCTTCTGCCAAATAGAGTACAGGATCTCCTGTTAAAAATCCATGACTTTGGCCATTGTTTACTATTTTTAAAGTTTCTCCAGAAAAAGATCCATTTAAAGTTACTTTAAAGTCTTCAACATTCTCATCTGAATATGATCCATATGAAGGTAGTGATGCAGATGTTGTATATACTTCACCAGAATTAAAATCTTTATATACATTTAATACATCGGAAACAAATTTATTTGAAAATTTCGAAATAATTTTCTCAATATAAAGTATTGAAGAAATATTAAAACCACTTGTTTGTATTTGACAAATCTTTCCTGGAACACTGCCAGTAGGTATTTTAGCGTTGTCAATAACACTAATTTCTCTTGTTCCAGTAGATGAATTGATATATTCTATTCTTACACTATCGCCTTCATATATTCCATTATCATCATAAGTTTCAATTGTATATTTAAATTCTCCATTTGATGTAAAAGACTTTACCTTACATTTAACTCTAGTATTAAATATCCAATTATTATCTTTTAGATAATTTTTATTATATCCTAAAGTTAATAACTTTGCAGAATCTCCTTTTTCATAATATTTACTGTTAGTTGGCAATGTGACATCTTCAACTACTCCAGTAAACCTAAACTTAATTTCATTTCCTTCAGAATCATATCCATATGCATATGTGTTTAAAGATACGTCTGAGCCAAATGGAATTAATTGATTAACATTACTGCAATTTAAGAATTGATTTATAGTTTTTCCACTGTAAGTTATAATTAGCGATATATCATCATTTTCGATCTTCAATTCTCCAGACTCTGGAAATCCAATAGTAGAATCTACTATAATATTGTCCGATGAAATTTGTACATCATCCAAAATCATTGTCTTTGGATGTATTTTTAAATCTCCAAATATTGATCCAGATACATTGATATCCTTATCAAAGTCATAATCAAGCATTAAAGTATAATATTCCTTTTCATTCCTTATAGTTTTTTGAATATCTGCTACAGTACCAAAAGATTTTGGTATATCTCCATATTGATTTTGAAATACTGTTCTATTCAATAAATCTTGTATGTTTCCTTGAAGAGATTCGACAACAAAATTTCTTGTAACTCTATATTGTGCATTTGAAGGCTCTATCAAATAATCTCTAGGAAGAATAACTTCAACATCTTTTCCATATAATACTCTAAAAAGTATCTCAAAAGATCTGTCGGTGCCCTTAGAAGTATAAAAATCCTTAGATTGCTTTAAAAAGAGATTTTGATTAACGTCAGTATATAATTCTCTATTATCAAATCCATATACGAATTGCTTTTTAACCTTAATAAAAAATTCCTTTAAAAATAAAGCACTTAAGTTTATAACTTCAGATCCATTTGAATGTTCTTGTATTTCTGTAGAAGTAAAGAAAAGATCTTCAGAATTTCCTACCGAATATTCTGTTATACCACTAAATCCTCTTACACATTCGTTAAATGTGTTTTCTGATTTTGATTTATAAAGTATTATTTCATTATTGATTTGTATAATTCCATATGTTTGCGGAAATCCATTAGTATTATCAACTTGAATGACATCACTGCCGAATGATACATCTGCAATAATTCTAGTTTTTTCTATCAGATTCGCTAGATTATTTACTTTTACATACTGATCAATATTTTGTAAAATATCATATGAAGATCCTTTTGATTCCAGAGACCTATAGTATTCTGTAAGAAGTTCTGATACGAGAGGATATTCTTCTCTTACAAAAAGAGGAAGTTGACTTTCTACAATTGAACTAATTTTGATCTTGTTAGTTTCCATTTATTATTTTCTTACTAGATTGCCGTTTAAGTAACTGGAAGAGATTATATAGTTTGAACCAGAAGTATCTGAACCAGACTGTATATTATCTGGTATAGTATTTACTTCTAACTTATTAGTATCTATCTGCAAATACAAGTCCTGTATTCCAAGAACATCATTTGATTCTGGAGCTACAGATATTTCGATAACTGGTGTTCCTTCATCTGTCTTTTCTGCAGAAATTATCTTTATTGGATTTAATAAAATTTCTCCATTTACATAATCAACTGTTCCTACTGATCCTTTAACAACAACAGGATTTGTATCAGAATCTAAGTAGAACAAAAACAAAGATCCTGTTAGATTATTTGAATTTGGAGTATCACTAATATAAACAGTATTTGATATTCCACTTACTTTAAATCCAGAAGATTTTATATTATATCCTAAAGCATTTTTTATATGAAATTGATTCCTAAAACAAATCTCATATTCTGCAAATTGATTTTGAGATATTTTAAGATCTCTCCTCATTTCCACTCTAGTGATATTTGATGTAATCGAAGCATCACTATCGTCAATGAGTTTTTGATATTTACTATATTTAAATCTTGCTCCATACTTATTCAATTCTTCAGAATCTGCGTATTTTTCAATGTTACCAATTACTTTAGATCTTATACTATCAGCACTTAAAGATGAATTGGTATCATAATAAACATTAGAATTGAGTTCTAAGTAAATATATTTTAAGTCTAAAATCTCAGGAACAATACCTGCTACAGCATATTTTCTTAATTCTGCTTTAATATTATCTTTTATAGTATTTGATAAGAAACTGCCAAAAAATGGTTTTATTGTTATGAAAACTTTTCCATATTGTGGTGGATCCAATTCCTCACCACCAAAGGCACTTACAGACTCAGTTTCTGGATAAATTTTTGGTATTAAAGTCTCATAATCCGATGCTGTCACAGCTCTATTT